ATTTTGCGGCACCTTTAGGCATCTTATCTTTCTTGATAGTCTTGATGTTGATACCAGGATAGACCGTGTTAGGGGTCTTGGTGTCCTCCTTGGGTTTCTTGGGTTCGTCGCGACTTGCGTCAGCGATAGCGTCGATTAGCGGTGGTAGACCAGCAGCAACGATAGCAGCCAAAGGTATGGCTAGAGCAGCAGCGGCCGTTTTGTGTGCACTCTGTAAGTACACGTGGTTCTCTTTATGGGGCGAGATTTTCTCATTAAGCACCCCACAAAATGCGATACAAATTTTCAAGGCATCACGCACACAAGGGGGGAAAAAACAAACCCCCTCAATACGCGTGTGTAGAACAAATATCTCGCGAGATGTTAGCCGCGCTTTCAAAAGCTGGTCCATCATGGGGGTCCGCCGAAAATGTGCGAGTAGAACATCAATCGTAGAATCGATATCCTCAAACTCGATCTCCCAGGCCCAGAGGTTAATCCGGAGCCCGAGTAGATGAGCAACGCACTGCTCCTCAAAGGACAATTCTGAGGAGCTAGAATAGCTAACCCAACTCTCCGATGCCAACAACTTGTCAAAGTTGCCGGCGGCGACAATAACGTCGCCAACGCCATGAACATATCGATGGCGTAGGTGGTGTGATAGGAACGTGATATCCATCGGCGTCCCAGGCTCTGTGGTTTTAAGTTCAAGCAAGACGTTGTATCGAGCAAGAAACTCAGCAATCTTCGGAGGATAGGGCGCGCATCGCACACCCATTGCCAAGTCATCACCGTTAACCAACAATTTGAGCCACTCTTCAAAAGGAACTGAGACTTTCAACATCCTCCAGGCGATAAAGAAACATGAAATGAGGTACAAGGTCGTATCATGGGCCGTATTCAGATGGCCCGATTTGTTCCCGTATAATCGGTATATGAAACCGAGAATGCACACAAATCCACAAAAGATGTTATCGTAGAGGAAATAAATGACAGGACGGGTTGTCTCCGGAAGGAAATTCGCCCGAGTGTTACGCACTGCTCGTGCAACCTGCAAATTGAACTTTGTGTCACATCCTCCAATGTCGCCCTCCCAAACTTTTTCATGGCTGGCAAGACTGAGAACCCTCCCGACGAACTCGGGGCCGGGCAGCTGTATCCCCAAGGTTGAGGGGAGCTTTCTTCGATCAGTCAACATGGCAGTGTTCTGTTTACGGAACAAATGATCC